CTCATATCATCAAAATTACCTACGCCGCTGTCCAAACACGGCGTAGCACCGTCTTGTCGGTGTCACCAGTTGGCGGCTTCTTCCCAGTGGAATTGCTGGGAACTTGTAGCTGACGGTTATACCGATAAATCTCGACGGGGTCCGAAGACACCTTCGTGACTATCGTGTGTGGTACCCACGCAACATACTCCCTCCTATGGAGGGAAGGTTTGGGTTTTCCGATCCCATCCCAGTATGACCAACGAGACTTGACTCCCTCATTGGCGCTTGAGAACCATACAACGTGACAGGGTCCGTTCTTATGCGGGCTGTCCTCTGTCGTTTCTACATACCTCCAACGAGGTATATAGTCCAACACGAGTTGACGCAGGTAAAAATACCCGTACTCAAAAGCACGATTGACAAGGTCAATCAGGCTCTGAGCAATGGTAATCTTTCCCTGAGTCAAACCACGCACTTTAAAGCGGATAGGCGTGACGTTGGTAACAACGCCACGTCTGCCACGCATATAAAAGTGCCCGCAAGACTCGCGGAACACACGAGATCCGTAGAAACTCTTGTCAGAGTTAACCACGAATCCCATCGCAGCTAAGAGGGACATCAGTGACTCGGTTTGATTAGAACGAGTCACAATGTCATCGCCAAATACGCACATCCCTTCCTCGACCCACGGCTCACCCTGAAAAATAGGCAAACCAGCGGCTAGGTAGTCGGATATGTGTATACCCATATAGCGCAGATACGCTGCCAACATGGCAAATGTTGCGAAAATACAACATTGCAACGGAAAACATGTAGAGGAACCCATACCTGCAAACCCCTCACATCTTACGATGTGTCCGGACGGCAGTTTAACGAGATCCACGCGCGTACCGATAAGGTGCACGAGCAGATGCTCTGGGAAGATCCTCATGATGAGTCGCGTTGTCACGCTATCTGAGGCTCTCGACAAGTCAGTCGTATCATAGCCATAACCCGAAGCCCCAAGCATTGCTGATCGTTGATTAAACGATTGGTCGCGAAGGTGGATTATGTCCTTATATACGGTCTTGTCGATCGCCTTCTCAAGTGCCCTCATGACGCCTTGCTGGGCCTGCATATAACTAACAGGCTGACGAGTGATCGTTCTTGCTTTCTTTATGCTATCAGGCACAAAGAGCATTCCAGCATACTCACGAGAAGCAAACTTGGGATCTATACGACCCTTTTTCCACAGCTTAACGTTGGTTAAAAGCGTCGTGGGGCCTCCATCGCTGGAGTCCCCGCTGTGACTATAGCTGTCGAACCCCGGGAAGTTATTCTCGTAGTACGACTGCAGCTGCGGAGAGTAACGGGCGTTCTCGCACTTCTGCGAGAGTCGCTTAACTTTCTCCTCACTCACAGTGCCAGGACCGTGTGACGTAGCAACGTCCTCGGGTTGTATCTTTAGTCCCGAGGAGGCGATGATTCGCCGCAGGTCTTCAAGGATATGAGGTGGGTAGACTATCTTCCCTATCCGATACTCGTTCTCACACCACGCTTGAAATGAGCGGGCGTTAAAACTAGCATCGATATATTCAGCCTTCTTTCCGAAAGTTAGGAAAGAAGAAATGAATTTAAACAGGGTCGAATCACCACTCTCGAACCAAGCGCAATACTCTCTGAAGATGAAAGTTCTTGCGAACTTCATATGCAGTGAAACTACGTGTTGTCCGAAATCGTCTTCAACGACAGAGTCGAAAAATTCGTCGGCTAGGTCCGATAACGCGATCACAGTCTTACGAAAATGATTGCGGAATCGAGTAAGTTGCTTTATCAGCAGCTTATCGTCGATGGGACGTTCTAGGGGTGTACTCAGCAGCAATGCTACCCATGATCGAACAAGTAGTGTGCTATTAAGCCCGTTACCTTGTTCGTCATGTAAAGGTGAGAGGTCGAAATCTTTTACAATTCGGAGCCTCTCAGGGTCCACAACGGTGAATGGCATCCGTGCTAAATAATATTAACACGGAAGAAGGCGAGAGTATCAATGAAGTCGTCAGCAATGACGCCAGCAGTGATGCTCGGACCGGTCATACCGTACGCACCAGAAAGCATGCGACGGGTTTCGGCCACAGTGACTGAGCGATCGAGCGGGTTGGAATAACCCGTCCACGCAGATGCGCTGCTGATCGGAACTGTCGTTCCTTTCTCACTGTCTGTCAGCAACTGTGCCGTGGTAATAAGCCACGTGACACTGTAATGCGGATCCAGCTTCTTGATAGGATCTACATTCATCGTCATCAGAAGAGAGGTTTCCTGTGAAGGATCCCCATTCTGATAGATATAACGCGCATAGCGCGTTGTCTTGGGATTATAGCCCGCGGGAGGA